CAGTCAACTCATTTTTAAGAGCGGAGACACGCGACTCCGCGGCACTGATCTCTTGGCGCTTTGCCGTGATTTGTTCGATGAGCGACATACAATCTCCAGTCGATAAGTGAACTATATCACCACGCCGGAGAAAGTGTAAACCAATCTGTAACGGAGGCGGTAAATGTTACTCGCCGAAGAACCAGTCCTTGTAGGTGCCTGGGAAGTTCGATGGATCGTAAGCCCAGTTGCTGAGCTTGATGTTGAACTTGATTTGTTCAAGAGAACCGAGCATGACATGCGAGATTGCGGTCACGAAGTGCGGCGTTGCTGGGTAGATCACTAGCGTTCCTTCAACTGGTGTCAAGCTGAAGTTATACGTTGGGAACTCGATCTTGCCACCGTAGACCTCAATGCGCGGATCGAGTGGTACGGCGTCATGGTATGACTTCAACCACAAGAAACCGACCAAGTCTACGTCCTTGACCTTTGTCCACCTCTTGCGAGCGTACTTTGAGTTCTCACAACCGAGACCCTCAGCAGGAGCCTTTGCGTTTTCCCAGTACTGTTGGAAGATCAACGTTGGTTCACCGTGCACGGCGGCGCCATATCGCTGTTCAATGATCGGAGACAGGGCGTCAAACTCTGACAGTATCCCACCAGCTAGATCAGCTGGCACAATGCGCTCATATTTCAATGGTTGGCCATCGCTGTCGTAGCTTGGATACGACAGCGCCAGGCCTTTGCGAAGGCGTTCGCATTGCAGAGGACTAATGAAGTTCTCAACGACGTGGAATGGGCTGTGATTCATCCGTGGAGAATTTGACGGGGTTTTGCTTGAGATTCCCAGAGCTGTTGAAGCATCTGAACTTCACGCACCGAAAGGGTCATGCCCTCGAATTGAACGTAGGCATGCCCTTCCAGGATTCTTCCGCCGAGAAACGTCTTCAGACGTTGCTTCTGATCTTCTGTGAGTTGTGAGATATGGGTATAAGGTACAAGCATGTTAGACCTTTTCCGACCTAAAGCGGTGTGTAAGATGGAACCTCTCCATAGGGTCTTTGCTGTCCCAATAGCGTCCATCTTTGTTGTTCTCGACCTGATGATCTGCCTTCTTTTTAGCGTCATCAAGTGTTTTGGAAGATCCATCATTGATGGACGTCGCGATCATGACGTTGTTTGGTGAAACCACAAAGACGGATGGGTGACCGTTCTTGTGAACACCAGAATAAACGGTGTTCCCCTTGCCGTCTTGACCATGCTTCTTCACCTGAGTGAACGAATAATCGCCCATCAATTTGTCATTCTTATCTTTGAATGACATGGTGGTGGCGCTACCTTCAGCAAGCCTATCGAAGACTTCCTTGTTCAGCTTCAGCACAGGCTGTTGAACTGCTTCTTTGATCACAACATTTTCAAAGACTGCCTTATCATCAAACGCGATCTGCACGTTGTGAGTCAGATCGAACATTCCATCACCAATGCTGACCGGCCAAAACGAGAAGTGCGATTCATTGATTGCGTATGCAGTCTTAGAACCAACCATCAAACCGCTCGGGTGCAGTTCCGAAGAACCACTAATGCTCTCGACAAGAATTTCTTCACCGTCAATAAACCCAATGCAGGATTCAGTTGCGATGAGCTTTTCATCATCTTCAGGAGTGTCTTCATCAGTTGGCGGCGCATCTTCGTCGGATGGTGCAGTATCCTCAGGAGTATCCTCAGGAGTATCCTCATCCTCGTCATCGTCGCCAGCAAGCGCACCGAGAAAATCGGCAAGCTTCGCATGATTCGTGTTCAGAACACGAACTTCCATGCCCGCCTCTTCGAGTGCAGCCACGGCCTTGTTGATTGCGGGCGACTTGTCGTACGCCATGATCACGACTGGATGCATTATTCGACCTCTGTTACGCGAACAATCTTCGCGTTTTTGAACTTGTCCTTGTTGATCTTGGCACCGAAGACGTGACGGGCATGAGCCTTATCAACAATCGCGTCGTACGTTACCTCAGAAGAAGCAACACCGTTGCCACTTGGATCATCGTACTTGAACAGGATCTTGAACTTCTTCTTGCCATTGGATTCGAAGATGCCAGCCATTTCTTGGATTCGGCGGCGTGCGTAGAACGCAGCCATTTCTTGTTCAACAACAAGCGGGTCTTCTTCAGGCTCTTCGGCCTCAACGACTTGAACGGGCGTCAAATGCTCAGCTTGACAAGCGAGCTTAACTTTGTCGAATGAGAGGCGCTTGACCATCTTGTACGTGCTGCTCGCGCCATTTTCTGGGTTAGCGATGCAGACGGACAGAACAACATCAACACAGACACAAGGGTCCTTTGGATCGAAGTTCGTGACGGTTGCTTGATCGACGTACACGTTGATGTGATCAAACTTGGCAGTGTCGACTTCCTTTGGAACTTCGACAGCGGCAGTCACATCGTAGGATGGTTGGTCAGCCGCAATGGTGCCAACGGCACCAACACCTGCCATAGGCAAGTTGATTGCGAACTCGTTCAGAGCTTCTGACATTGATGGTCTCCGGATAAGGTTTTACTCTTCTATTTAGCCGCCGGGTTCACTTAATCGTTGGTAGAACCTTGTCCCAGAATACCTGGATGCGCTGCACAAGGCCTTCAATGTGGTCCTCAATGTTCACAACGAATTCCTGCGGCATGCCACCGGCTGAACTCATCAGGATGACGCCTTGGCGGATGTCAGTACCAAAGAGCTCGTTGTGCGCGCAGGCGTAGAAACAAAGCTGCAGCTTGTACGAGTAGATGTCTGCGTCGTTTTTGATACGGCTAGCTGTCTTGAAGTCAATGACCGAAGGGATGTTCTTGTACTCACCGATGCAGTCAAATCGACCGGCGACCTCAAGAGTCGGGGAGTAGATGGACTGCTCTTGACTCCAAGGAACAATTTGTTTCAACTTGAGTTTCAATGCATTGAAAGCATTGATGTCTTTCTGCGGAATGGGTGCACCATTTACCGAAGCCAACAGTTCTTCACCCTTCAAAAACCGCTCAGCAAGTAAGTGCACCATTGTTCCGTGATCAGTGGCTTCCTTTGACTTTTGGTCTGCGAGTGCGGGCCCAAGACTATTGCGCCATTTTTCTAGGGCCGCTTTCTTTTCAGGTGGTTCAGACAGCCCAAGAACCGTTGTGATACTAGGAAATGCGCCAGCGGGAGTCTTGTAAAAACGCATTCCTTGAACCATTTCAGCATCGTAGTTTTGGTAATCAAACATTTTGATGCTTTCTTTTTGATGCTGAAATCTTGGCTTTGGTCTCTTCTGATCGTGGGCCACGAGTTTTGCCGAGTTTCGCAGCCGCCAACTTGGCTTTGTGCTCTTCGGTCAGTGGTACGCCACGTTTTGATTGTGCGATTCGCTCTTTCGCTTCGTCTGTTAGAGGCTTCTTTCCAGCCATTCTTTTAGCAATGGTTTCAGGCGACTGTTTCTTTCCCTTGAACGCGAGCGATAGTTTGTCCTTGGTTGCCTGAGACATTCTGATACCGCTTGAACCTTCGCCGCCGTTGGTCAAATTCAACAGCGTGCCAAGGCCCAGATCCTTACGCCCAAAATATACAATCAAGAACTCTTCAGCCCTTAATGCAAATCCCTCAGAGGGCTTTTCAATCACTTCAATCTTAGGCTCCTCACTTAGGCTCCTAAGTTTTTCAATCTTCTGTGTAAGAGGGTGTTTATCTTGTCGTTTCAAATGCCGTGAGAATCTAGGTCCCTTTCCCTTACCAACATAAAATGGTTGCCCATTTGTTGGGTCACGGTAAATGTAAACGTAAAATGTCATCCTTGTGCCTTCAACCTTCGAACGCGGAGGGAAGACGGGTTCTTGTCCAGCTGTGCCTTCAGCGCTCTGACGAGTTTTGTTTTCTTAGGCGCTTTCTTCGGGTCAGTCTCACGAATTCCGTGAATGATTTTATTCTTCGATCGGAAAAACATCAGGCGTTTTTCTTCACTCAGATTTTCATGCACTTCGCCCTCAAACTCTGAGAACGCCTTTACAGGAAGAATAATACCATCTGGATACACTTTGTCGTTGACACGTTTGAGGATCACGTACCTCAATTCCGGGGTCACCTGAACCGTGTCGCCGTTTACGTCCTTGACGGTGCCTGGACGACCCATGTTGAGGAGCAACAGGAACGTGTCAACCTCAGCCGATGAGAGCTGAAGCATGAAGTCCGTGGCGCTAAGAAGTAGCCCACCAGCCATGTGGGCTACGTTCCATCCGTCAACCTTGACTGGCTTCATTTTCTCTTAAGACTGTAGGAAACGAGATGTCCAGAATCTACATCAAGTAGATCATAAACACTACCCTTAGGAGGCTTGTGTGTTCTGATAAACTCAATGCAGTCCTCTTTCGTGCCGGTGTAGACGTCGTCCTTGTACACAACTCCATCATGGCTCAGGCACACTGCATAAGGAGGAATTGGCTCCTCCTTATAAGACAGGATTTCGAAAACCTTCATTCAAAATCCTTGGCGCTTGGACCACGACCCATTTCAGCCGGTGCACGCGAGACCGCGCTGCATTGGATCTTCACGCATATCATCGCTCATGCGGCTCACAGATGGAGCGCTATCTTTCCAACCCTTTGGACGACCGCCCTTCTTGAGGTTGCAAGTACGAAGCATGTTCGCATATTCAAATGCAGCCTTGTAGCCTTCCTTGTTGTTTGGGAAGTACTTCGCGTGAATGCCACCGTCCCATGGAGAATCGATGCCTACGCGCAGGCTCTTGTTGTCGTCATCGGCGTCTGGGTCAACTGCCAGAACCAGAATGGTCTCTTCGTGCGCACCGGAACCTTCGTAGCTGGCCCACATTGCAGGTCCAACCGCTGGCTCTTCAGCGTTGAGCATCTCAAGAGATTTACCAACAACAGCTTCAAGTGGGCCGAATGCTTCGAACAACTTGCTCTCGGTCAAAGACACGCGAGCCTCTCGCAGAGATTCTTCAACAGTACCAGTAGATGGAGTTGCCTTGGTGCCCTTCTCGATCAGACTGATCAGTTGCATCATGCGCTGTTGCAGCATACCGCGGTTGGTCAGTGTTTGCTTCTTCTCGCGCAGCGCACGAATGATCATCTGGCGGCGTGGTTGCAGAATGCCTTCTGGGATACCGAGTGCGAGCTCAAGCTTCATCACGACTTCCATGAAGTCGTCTTGACCAACGTCAACTTCTTCACCAAGAACACGTTGCATGAACTGAGCACCGAGAACGCTTCCCTCGTTCATACGCTTGATGTCATAGTCAGAGAAGTACACAGCATCGAAAGCAGAGATATCGCCCTTACCATGCTTTGCAGCATGTTCCTTGCTCATCGCTTTGGCTTCCTTCTTCGCGTTGCCTTCGCTGTAAGGACCATCAACCGGCTTGTCCATGTGGTCAACAACATACCAGCCTGGTTCACGGACCTTGAAAGCCTTTGCCTCGTTGACTTTCACCAACTCCAAGGTTCGCTTCACATACGCGTCGAGATATTCATCAGAGGCACCGATCGCAGACTTGATGTACGCGCGAAGATGCGTTCCCTTTGGATCTTTCTTTGGATCAAAATCAGTCCAGTTTGCGCGATGATCATTTTCAGCATCTCGCTTACCAGCCTTCGCAGTGGCGTACTGATCAGCACCTTCATTCACTTGCTTAGAAGTGATGCCCAACGCCTTAGCGAACGCGATCAGAGCGGATTCGAGGTTGTTGTCAGCTTCAATTTTCGCTGCGGCACGACGAATTATGCTGTTCAAAGGACCAGGCATGTCGCCTGCGCTGACCAACGATGTTGGGAAGCCCAGAGTTACCATTACGGTTTCCAGAATTTTCTGGAGACGAGAACCCTTCTTGGCCTCGGCAACTGGACCAGCTCCGCCACCTTGCAATGCGTCAAAGAACGCGTTGAAGGTAGATTGCTTGCGGCCTGCGCGACGAAGAACATCACCACCCGCGCGGATGCCGTCTTCAAGACCTTCTTCACCACGAACATAGCGGCCTGGAATACCCAACAGGTTGAAGAACTCAACGATCTTCTTTTCATAAGGGCGCTTCATGCGATTATGAACACCGTTCCATACGGTATCCTTGATCACATTGGTTTCTTCGGCTTCGGTAACGCGTTGGAGGAATTTTGATCCAATCATTTCATCTTCCTGATCTTCTTGGTCGATTTCCTCGACCATACGTGGGGTGAACGAGTAATGAGCGCGAGCCATTGCGTGGTTGCGCTTTGCACTGAGGTCCTTGGCGGTGCTCTCAGCTTCTTCCATGGTGTCGAAGTACTTGACATCACCTTCCTCTTGGTAGAGGTACTGACGGCGTCCAAGTGTGCCGCCAGTCATCAAGCAATCAATCACGTACTTTCCGGACTTGTTTGCGCGCTTTGCGAGCTCTTGATCAACATGAGCATTCACGTCGTCGCGAAGACCCTCAACGAGGTTCGCAAGCTTTTTGAAAATGAGGCCTTCTTCGGTGACTTCCTTTTCACCGTCTTTTTTCTTGGCCTTCTTTTCCTTCTTCACTGGATTGCCGTCGGCGTCGAGTTCCGGCTCTTCTTCGCCCTCCTCATCGTCGGCAACAATTTCTTCTGGGCCTACGCCGGAATCGACGTCCGCATCCCCCATGGCTTCATCATCAGCACTTGCCTTTGGTTCCTTTTTCTTTTTATCCCCATCGGTTTTGTCAGCTGAATCAACGTCTTCACCATCCGCTTCATCTGTTTCATCGGACTCTTCGCTGTCGGGGTCGCCTGCGATATCCTTCATCAAAGACTTCTTCTTTGGTTTTGGCTCAGCATCAGTGTTCTCATCGTCAGCTGGAAGCGCATCTTCAAGGTCGGTTTCATCTTCACCGTCTGTGTCAACGGAATCAACGGCAGCGTCAGCGTCAGCGGTGTCGGATGTGTCCGTCTCATCGCCCATAAATGAAGAAGGATCGTCATCAATGGAGACGTCATCATACGGATCAGCAGTCTCACCTTCTTCACCACCCTCGACATTTGGATCTTGCGGCCAAACAACGTCAACGATGTCGAACTTCTGGGCTAAGGTGTTGATAGCGGCTTCAGAGTCATCATCAAGGCCGAGGAGCTTGGAACATTCAGCTTCAAACTCATCAGCTTGCTGGGCATTCACGTAGACCTTGATCAAATCTCCATTGTCAGTTTCAATTGCAAAACCAACAGTGTCAACTTCGTCGTTCAAATCATGCGCACGCTCGAGGTAATCGTTAACATCAGAACCAGTCACGGCACCGGTGTTGTTGATCATGTTGCGCATTATGGAGAACTTGATGTCGACTGGTTTAACGGCCATGTCATTTCGACCGGCATCTGATCCGTCGGAGTTCTTCAGATCCTGCTGGATGTCACCGCGCGAGAATTCTTTCAGGAGTGATGTTTTCATTTGATGTACCTAAAATCTGGATGCTTTACACCTAGACAACCTTGTCCCAAAGCATCAATCAGAGATTTCCTGGAAGGGTAGATTGTGACTCCATCAATAGTGCATGGTTGAGGCTTACGCCCGCCCTTATGGAGACCAGCTTCTACTCGCTCTTTCATTTTCTTACTTAGCAATTCCCTGTTTTCAAGCTTTTGAAAATGCGCCATTTGAGAAATACGTGTCTTCTCACGTGTACCAGGTTTTTGAAAATATGCAACGTGCGAGGAACTCATCTTGAGCTTAGTCGCGGTAGAATGCTTGCGGGCAATTCCAGATGTACCTTCTCCACCATCAGTAAAATTGAATAGTGGTCCATTACCCTTATCAGCGCGGCCAATCATGGCGATTAACAATTTTTCCATGTCAACCGCCTCTTCACGTGAAGACACTAGAAGAACATCAGGTTGAATTTGATAGCCTTCACGTAAGCGTTTTTGAATCATTGCGTGGAGCCTAGGATTGTGTGATTTGTTCAAATGCGCACTTGGCCTTTTATGTTTGCCCATTCCAACGTACACAGGCACGGAGCTTTTTGGATCTCGGTAAATGTAGACACAAAATTTCATTTTGCGTCCTCGTTCCGAGGGTCTGGGAACTTCATAGTCAACCTCTTGACTGCTTCGGGGTTTCGTTTACGCTTGACGACTTGTTTGTTGCCAACACCAGTGGGCAGAGTCGCAATGTCAGCCGAGGTTGTAGCGGCGGAAACACCGCTGACTGGTTGACCTTGGAAATCGCCCCCCACCTCACCTTCCTCCGTGAGAGTGCTGATAGATTTGAGTAGGCTGCCTTCAGTCACCATTTGATCGTTAAGTCCTGTTGCGTTCACTAGAAGGTTCTGTTGAATGTTCCTCAGTCGAACGAACAAAACGGAATGAGGAATAAAGCGCATAGCGTGCAGGTACAACCCGCCGAGTGCTTTAACCTTCTGATCGTATGTAAGTTCTGGCCAATGGACCATCCATTCAAGCATGCTATTTAGCCTATCTGACCGCAGGCCGGCCCGGTCAATTAGGCGTTGCAGGGTCTTCTGGTGTTCATTCCAGTGGATTTTCAAGTCCTTACCGTATGACAGATCCCGATGTAGATTTTTCCAAGCAATGGGCAGAATGTGGCGGGTTGCTGCTCGCAGCTCCTGTTCTGTCTTAGCGTCCAGATCTTTTTTAACATCAGCCTTTGTACAGCGCCAGATCACGTAGCCCCAGTGGTTGAACGGGCTCATTTTCTGTGACCAGGCCTTCAATGTCATGTGCGGTCTGTCGCGAAGAAATCGCATGCCAATCGTGTCATTTTCATGGTAGATCAGCATAGTGATGAATACTGTTGCAAGGTAAGCGTTCAGAAGATTGTACGAATCACGACGGTATTCGTCACGGTTAACATCACCGTGCGCCGGCGCACGCACCCGCTTCTCTAGGATGATTTGTTCCTCGAGATTCTCTTGTTGATGCAACGTCTTCGCCTGAGCACCATACAACACGGCTAGCAGTTGTGGCAAAGACTTGGTAAGTTTGACCTTATCAAAGAACTGTGATAAATTACGCCGCGCTTCAGCGAAAGTCAACAATGTACGCTTGATGACGTCGTCGCTCAGCCCCATTTCTTTGCCGTTTTTAAGCTTCAATCGATACGAATCTTGATGGTCCTTGAACTGCTGCAAGTGATCTTTCAGATCTTTAGCAGTCTGAGCAGACATCGCCAGAATCTTTTTCTTGACGGCCTGGAAATCATCAATGCCCTTCATTGAGCTCGCGAAGTTTGAGATAGTCTGCTCTGGACTTTCACCCTTAAACGGCTCCATAGCCTTTCGAGCGTTGGACGCCTTTGCCAAATCACGGTTGCCCAACAGCTCAGCGATCTGAATGCGGAGCTGTCCAAGTAACCCGCCTCGATTTTCAATCGGCGAATCGGGATCAACGGTGTTCAACGCACTTTGGACCGTCTGACGCGCGTGTTGGTTAAACTTGTTGATGGTGGTAAAGACATCCTTGTCGACAATTTTGATCTGATCACCAGTACTTGGATCGCGCAACACGATGCCTTCAATACCAATACCGTCCTCGCTATCATCAGACAAGCTAGAACGAACAGTGACCTTGTCAAGCAAAGCTTGTTTGATTGGAAGCTTGTACTCAGCTTGCACTTGAGCTGCAAGATCAGCACGAGCCTGTTTCACGTCAGCTCGTTGCTCTTTTGGAATTTGCTGCAAGTTCACTGACAGCAACGCATAGTTTGTCAGTCCTTGCACCAGACTCTTCTTGTGCAAGAACGATTCCAGGTTCTTGAGCTTATCTTCGAGGCCAGCCTCTGAGGTCAGTTTGCTAGCATCAACGGTTTGAGGCGTGACGAACTGGAATGGATACACGGCATCCACCTCATCGAGTTGTTCACCATCAGAGGTATCAACAACCTTGACCTTGGCTTCAGCTTCTTTGTTGGCTAGGGCCGAACCCAAAGCTTCAGCCTTCTCATCAGGAGTGCCATTCACGCCGCGCAGGAACGCCACGTATGATTTGCCGCCAGCACCGTAAGTGACGCTATTAGGCTGACGGCCGAACAACACCTCGACCTCAACCGTGTCGCCGGACTGCAGTACCTGCTTGACCTGGTCAGCGTACTGGCTCAGCGCGGCGTGCGCGGCCCTGAACTGATTGTTCGCCGAAACAAGAGACCAGTCGTCGACGCTGTACTTGCGGTCGGCATCGGAACGCTTACCTTCTCTGGATGTGTACAGACGACCTTCGTCATCTACACCAACCCAGAGTTGACTTCCATCAAGTTTCTCTTGAGCAGTCATTGACGACAAGTTACGCAGGGCATCAATGAATCGGTCAACTGGAAGATCTTCCAGATGGGCAATTCCTTCACGAAGAATCATTTCATCCCTCTCTTCCACCCAGCAGCAGTGTACTCGTCAACTTGATCTACTGGGACTTGCTTTGCAACTCCATCCTTACACATCCAGCGAATTCCCTTGATTCTTTCTGAGCGCTCTTTAGACATTTTGGCTCTATATTCTTCATCCTGCCAGAGACGTTTTACACCTTCACGTTGCTGTTCTCTAAGCGGGCCCTCAACCCATCTTGAAGCAGTCTTTTTCTGCTGAAATTCTCGAACCTCTGGTTTAGCCCAAGCCCTTTGTGACATTACACTTTGAAATTCAGGATTGCGCCAAGTTTTGGCCCACATCTTTGGATTTCCACCGCCTCTGCCACCAAGTTGGATGTTTAGGCAATTTGGATGCTCTAGAAGATTTTCATCCACCCAGAAAGCCTCTTGTTGATATGCTTCAGATTCATCATCGTGAAGAGAGCAAATTTCAGTGATCCATTCTTCTTTTGGATACTTCATCCATACGTTCTTAAGAATCCTACCAGACCCTTTGTATTTTCCAGATTGAACGTCTTTGGTGACACCCTTACCAACATAAAATTTCCCTGTGATATGGTAGGTAACGTAGACGCAGTACTTCATATCGTATTTAGGCCCAGAAACACAAAGAGGACCCGAAGGTCCTCTTTTCAGTTGAATCACTCAGTGAGTGAAAAGCTTTCGAAGTGCTTCACCTTGAAGCGAAACAAGGAACTCGTGCATGATGTTCCATTGCTTTTCTGGGTCAGTCTCAGCGAGGAGCTGCGCCTTGGCAAGGTTGAGATCTGGCATCATTACTCTGCCTTTTCGCCTTCAACGGCTGCCTTTGCATCAGCTGCCTTCTTTTCCAATTCTGCCTTTACAGCGGTGCTAATCTGAGCACCGACGCTTTGCAGAGCGGCTTGGCACTTGATCACGTCGAGCTGAGCCTTTTGGAGGTCTGCAGCAAACGTGTTGTAGATGCCGACTGCCTGTTGGATTTCTGGGCTGAACTGAGCGACATCGTAGCTGATGCCGTCAACGGTGATGCTTCGTGCTTGATCCATGTGGATTCTCCTATAGGTGTGTAGAAAGTGGTTTGGTACCGGTAGTATTTACCCTGCCCGGCGGCGATTGAACCCGATGATTATCGTGGCATTCCTTTGATGAGGTCGTCCAGGCCGTCACCTCGGTTTTGACCTGGAATCACGTCGTTCATTTTTACACGAGTTGGACGTTTGTCGTCCTTCTTGAGCATGGTCGCGCTCAGCGAGATGACTCCGCTTCCATCGGAGATTTGCAGAGATTCAGCATCCCATTTCATCTCCAGCTTCTTATTCACGGCATTAGAGTTACGGGACTTTAGGAACTCGAAACGGTAGATGCCTTGAGCATCCATTGCTTCGTCCTTGACCAGCGCGATGACCAAGTCTGAGGTGTTGATCTTCGAGATACCACCTTGAATGTGGTCTTGACCCAGGCTTTTCTGTTCCCGAGTCGCCTCGATAGCGCCACGGCCGAGCTGAGATGCACTGATCATCAAGCAGTCGAAGTCGAAACCAATCGCACGAACTTCTTCAGTAACGAACTTGTCCTTAGTGAACATATTTCCACCATCATGCTTCTGAACAGAAGCCATCAGATCGATGTAGTCTACAATCACGAAGTCTGGCTTGAAGCCATGCACGGCCTCAAGTTCGCGCAGGTAGCTGATGATGTGGTCAGCGGTCGTCGAACCTTCACGCATGCGTTTGATGAAGAACCGCCCGTAGCCTTTCTTCGACGCAGCCTCAACGGATTCACCGACCTTTAGCTTGTTCGCGAAGATGTCCTTACCACTGATCCGCGAGATCATGGAGTCAAGGCGTTTGGCCACGACCTTGTCACGCATTTCGAGAGAAATGTACACCCCGTTCATGCCACGCTTCAAGAGGTTGTGCCCCATGTTCAGCATAGCAACGGATTTACCACCACCAGAGTTTGCGGTGAACAACACCAATTCCTGGCGACCGACACCGCCACCAATCAGTTCGTCAACCGAATCCCAACCGGTGCTGATGAGAACTTCAGCTTCTTCAGACTCAGTCAGACGACCAAGTGGGTCAGCAAAGTAATCCACGCCAAGGTCTGAGTGCAACTGCACCTGCGTAGCGAGCTTGATCTGGTTGACCATCTTGCCAAGCTCACCCTTTTCAATTAGTGCGGGTGCGGCGAGGACGGCTTCAGTAACAGCGCGAATTTGGCAGAATGAAGCAATTTGCTCTGCAACGTACTGCGCATCTTGAGGTGGCAGTTGCACAGGGTCAATATTGAGTTTGGTCCCAGCATGGAACACCACCTGAGATGGAACACCTCGTTGCTTCTGGTAAAAATCCTGCATGAACGCAACAGCGTCTTGCAGACCACCGTCAAAATACGTGGGCTTCAGTAGATGCTGGACGCGGGCAAAAAGTGCCGGGTTTCCAAGCATCGAAGAGATGTACAGCTTTTGCGCTACATCATCTATGAGAATATCGCTCATGACTTCCTTTTCTTAGAGTTGTATTTGTCGAGCCACTTTCCAAAAGCTGGCCAAACCGGATCATCTTCGCCTTTTGGTTCGTATTCCAAGCTTTGGCTCATGTTTCGGTAAAATACCGGGCCGGTGTATTCATGAAACGACACCCACACATACTTATTTCCGACATGCAGTCGGCCAACAGAGTTGCAGCACATAACACCTATGTACCCGGGGCCAGAGAAAGAAATGCACGCCATTTTATTCCTTTGGCACCCAACGCAGTGCTTTGCGATAACCTATCTGGTAAACTGCGGCGATATCTTCAGCGCCCAGCATGATGGGCTTATTTTGTCTGATGCGTTAGTCCAAGTATAAGAACCACCTTTCACATGGAATTCGTATGCTTCAAAATCATGAACATAACCAGATTTGTAAACGATTCGGACTTTAAAGATTGGAACAAGCTTAATCATTTTCTTCCTGTCATTTTTGCTAAGGCCAATTGCATACTTAACTTAAGTTTAGATTCTACAGACAACCCATCAGTGTGTTTGAATTTACTTGGGACGGTAGCGTTTTTCATCAAATCCCAAATAGTCAATAACTTACCACGTACTTGAACGCTGCGATTCACATCACCAGCGCCCATATCAGTGAACGTGATTTCCCATCCGTTTTCTAAGGCCATTTCAGCTAAAGAGCCGCCATTATGGTCTCGGTCGACGACCACGATTTTTCTTCTTCGTGATCGGTTCAGAACTTCTAGTTTTGCTGCATTGAGTTTTGAACCGAGCAAAGCAACACCATCAAGCGGTTCCGCGTCGAAAATGCCCTCAGTGATAAACAAAGGCAGATCGTAGTTCTTGAAGATGTTGTCATACCCCCAAAGCACCGCATCTTTGGTCACACTCGGTGACATGTACCGTGGCTTGACACCTGGCAAAATGGTTCGCGCTTGCCAAAAGATGACTTTGCCTTCACGCATACATGGGACAATGACTCGATTCAAGAACTTCGGATCGGTGCTGAAGTGCGCGTTGATCTTTAGCGGGTCAATGCTGCGATTCAGAAGGTACTCGATGATTGGCGCCTGAAGCTCATCACAGAAGTCAGAACCGAGTGGGTGCGAGTTTGGCGGAAGCTTGACCTCTGGAGTGTGCAGACTGACTTGAGGTTTCATTGACTCAAGTGTGATTTCCTTCGGCTCATTGCTCTTCTTGAGCAGGAACGAGCTTCCAGTTACCTCGTTGAGCTCCTCACGTGAAATGCCGTAGCACTCCAGAATTCGACGAGCATTCTTCGTGAAGCTCGTGTCGCCCTCTGTGAAGACGAATCGTGACCCACAGTTGAAGCAATTGTAGCGAACCTCGGCACCATCGAATTTGAACCCTGCCCGCTCTGAGTGATCGTGGCACACCTGGCACCTGAGCGCGCGAAAACCCTTGGCAGATTGCTTGCCAAGGACAACCTTGCGTTCAATCAGCTCCTGAAGGGTTTGTTGTTTCACTTGAATCGACCTGGGTACTTATGCCCGTGTTTGATGATGAACAGGTGCGGTTGCATCTTGCGAACGATATCTTCGTACTCAACTGCACTTGCGTCATAATCACGGAGGTCTACCAGATCCTGTGCAAGTTTAATCAACTCACGCGTTGCCTTGTCTTTTGGATCTTCTTCGCGACACTCTTCACAAGGGTAGAGTTGCTTAACCTCACCTGAAGCGACTGGGCAGTCGTCATCACCATACTTGCACCCATGGTATTCACAGCAGTGCGATTCGTGCACTGCCACGTTCATGATTTTGGTAACACCCATGAGACGTTGGGCAACCGCTTCTGCTTCCTCCATGGTGTTGTACCTGGTCGCTTCTGGCAGACGCACTTCATTGCCCCTACCTTCATTGTAGGAACTGTTGTCGAATTTGATTACGTAGATCGCCATAGATCGCCATTACACCGCCGTCAGATTAGAAATCACGGAGATAACCGCGCCGTCACACGAGCGAAAATGTCTCGTGATGTCATGACTGTTGGCGCCACGAGCCCGATATGTGAGCCACACCTCAATTTGATTTTCAGTGATTTTCAAATCACTTTGTTCAATGGTGGATGGGAACAAACTTAGGAGATGACTTCTATGATGATCAGAACCACCGTGAATTCGAATCCACATAGACTTTGACTTGTATTCTTTCATGGTTCAAATTGTAACAAGTGAACCACGACGCGCGCCCCGGTAGTGGGTCCGGGTTCTTGGTGCAGAGCCTACAAACAAAAAGGCCCGGAATGAACCGGGCCTTGTCTGATCATTCTACTCGTCGCCAGAGGTCAATCTCTCGAAGACCACTAGAAGCGCCATATTGCTTCTGCGAAGGGCCGGGTTCTCCTAGTCCAGTTTTACCCTTCGCCTTCAGTGAAGCGTTCACTCGATCGTAGAGAGCGTCGTGATCGCACTCCCAGTACGAACCGTCATACGGAGTCTTGCAGCGAATGACGTGCCCAGTTCCGTACCACTCTGGTTTGATCTGCCAGCCACCGCCCTTGGTGTCGGAAGATTCTTCCTCCAGCAGTGTCAGCAACCCATCAAAATCTTCATTCGGACCGAGCGTATCAGCGAACACCATAACGGTTTCCAAAGGCAGACCGTAATCTTCAGCCAAACACGCCAGGTAATCAGAACGAGTAGCGTATCCATTCGCCTTGTATGCGAGGCAGTGCTCGCAGGTAACAGCGCCCCAGTCAGCAGAACTGATGTGTCCTGGCTCACCGCAAACATGCGGGCCTTGCACCCAATGTTCGCCGTCGAAATGACCGGTGCTCTTGTGGATCGTCATCACTTCACCTCAATGAAAGTGCAAATCTTATCGAGCTTGGACCGAACACTTTCCGTAATCACCGGCGAAAAGTCAATCCTAGACAGGAAGAAAAAGGAAGAAAAGAAGTACACCACCAAGCGCGATGCCTGCCACCGCCAGACCTTCAGGAACCATAAAACCATGCAGTAGCGACGCGATGAACCACCCGATCGCGGTACCCACGCAACTCAGTATGATCAGAGCAGAGAGCGTTGCTGCCGTTGTGATGATTAGAGACACAAGTGCAAGCCTAAGAACCTCACACGTGTCAGTAGAACCGTGCTCAATCATTCGGAATTTGGCAAAGTCGTTATGCCAGGTCAAAAATTTGAAAAGTTTCGAGTCACGTTGCAAAATCATTTTGAACCTCCTGCCGCACAGTAAATCACAGCCGCCCCAACGGCAAACATACAAACAAACGTGATAACGACCATCACAAGTGTTTCATCCATGGTTATTTCCTTCGCTCATCTTCCAACTCCATCGTGTCAGCAAGGTGATCCGCCATCGCATGCAAAAGCTGACGAACCGAATCTCGGCTCATGCACTCATTGTTGCACGTAATGACGCCAGTTTCACGGTTCATCGAGAACGAGAGCTGACCAAAGCCTTTACCCGCCCATGACCAATCGAAGTACACATTGGCACTGTGGAAGCCATCGATCTCGATTGGTTTGTATGGCCCCTCGATCTCGACGACCTCGCACTTCGAATTGTGGTTCATCTGTGAGCCAGACACGAACTCACTACCACAGCTGGTGCACGCCCAATGCTTGCAACCAACACGGATCGTTCCATATCCGCGAGAGTCTTCAACGACTTCGTGGACTGCGTCACTACCACAGAGGGCGCAGGTGTCCTTATTCATCATCGTCCTGTTCAATAAGTGTGGGTATCTACTTGACCAGTAAGCCCTTTAGGGGGTTTATATTCCACTCTATGTCTACGCCCAAAGTGGACACCGATCATGAAGGCAAGGATGCAGAGGAGTATTTCATAGTGGCTCATTGCGCTTCATTTTCCATTGGGCTAATTTCTGCTCAGCACCCTTAGCATAGTGGAATGATTCTGAATCAACGCGCTATACTCCAGTAGGGCCACGGTTATAGGCATTCAGAAGATCTCTACCTGTAAACCCGTAACGCTCATTGAGCAATTTTAGATACTTTGAACCAACCTCAATACAAAAAATAGGGTTCATGATCAAGTTAGCCTTGATCTCGTCATCTGTCTTCGTGTGGAAGTTATACTTTTTCCATAGTTCAGGGTGAAGGTTCAACACATCTCTCGCCGCCCCGATCTTGATCTGCGCAACGCCGTAGTATTCATCACCCTTGTTACCTGCGACCTTGTAAGATGATAGGCCACCTGCATGAGTTTCTTGCAACACCATTTGTTGCACAATTTCAGGATTTTTATGTCCATCAGCCTTGGCAATTTGGTATGCCGCGTTCAGGATTTGGCTTTGAGTGACTGTGAGATTGTCGGGCAGCAGCGTGGCTGCTTGGCCACCAATGGCTTTGCCTGGCTTCTCAGCGAGGACGGAAGTGCCGATTGGTTCGGGGGTAATGATTTCGAGCTTGTACAGCCCGGAGAAAACAAGAGTCAGAACGACGCCAAGCGCCGCAAGGGTCTTGTACATGTGGTACTCCTTTAGTACTCTGGCAATGGTTGCCCATCACCAACGATTGGTCAGGGGTGCTCATTATACGAGCCGATGTGTTTGCCTGGCGTCTCCTTACAAATTGATGTTGTGTGATCTGAGAATGTAGTGCAACGCTTCTGCGTTGCCAGCTGCGTCGTCAAGTGCATTGTGGGTGTGTTCCGTCTTGCGGAACTTCTTCCACTTCGTGCCGCCGCGAAGATCGTGTGTTAGCCCTGAATAGAAGTCGCTGATTCGCCGTGAACTAAAACCAAATGGATTGCGGCCGACGAATCGATGGCAGTAGTAGTTCCAGAACGACCAGTCAAAACCGTTGTTGTCAGACCAGAACACGAGGCGATCGGCCTTACTTTCCAACCACTGAACCGCGTTTTTCATCGCCTGTTCTGGGTCTTCGTACGTCAGGGTTTGCGCACGAGTGACGCCAATCGAATCAAGAGCACCTTGATCGAATTGATCAGAGATAGGACGAAGCGTGGTCCAGAACCGTTCAGCAGGTCCGTCGTTTGTCACGATAACCATGCCCACTTCCAACATGCTGAAGAGCCCTGGACAGGGTCCATCTGCTTCAATATCTACGGAAACGTGTGCGTGTTTCATTTGGTGATTGTAGAATGAAAAAGGGTCGCCGAAGCGACCCTTGAACCTGAAGTCGGGTTGTTCAGATGTTCATTTGAGGTGCTTCGTTCGAAACGACTGCGCCACGTGGGTCGGAGAAGCTCGAACCAATCAGTTTTCCGTCGTCGATGTCTAGCTCAATGGAAGCCAAACCACCGCCGATCACAGCACCGCGTGGACGCTTGACCTTGACGTAGTTGTTGTGGAAGAAGTCCAGCGCGTTCATGCCGTTGTTCAGGCGGGCTTGCGAGAGCAGTTCCCACAGTGGGTACTTGTCAGCGTGAACGGAAGTGATGACCTTCTTGAGGCGGGCCTTGTCAATTGGGTGAAGCTTGTCGACGTCGATGCCGAAGATGGTGCCATCATCGGTTTCCATCACAACGGCGATTTCACGAAGAATGCCGTCATCGTTCCAGTCAATCAGGAAAACATGGCGAAGGTCAGTGCCGCGCTTTTCAATCTTAGTTGCCATTTCAATCTCCTTGTAATAGCGTGGGAATCACGTTCAACGTTTTGCGATTATCAGCACCGTGCTTCAATCAACCCATTGTGAATGCAACCTACATTCACTTCTATTTACAGGAGCCGAACGCCAACTCCAATCGCTAAATAAGATGTGATTAACCTGAAGACCAATATGGACTTTCAACCGCTCCCGAACAAGTACACAAGGTGGTACTTCAACATCATCAACAATCGACTTGCCAATCCTGTTAAAGGATACGTAGAGCGACATCACATCCACCCAGAATCACTTGGTGGATCCAACGCTAAGAGTAACTTTGTTGATCTCACGGCTCGCGAGCATTACATCTGTCACTTGCTCTTGACCAAAATGCTGACGGGGGCCGCGAAGAAGTCAATGCACTACGCGTTTTACTCGATGCGCCGCAAGAAGGAAGGAATGGAGAGGTATATTCCAAACTCGCACATCTATGAAATTGTTCGCAAGAAAATTGACCGCACCCCAAGTGATGAGACGCGGAAGCGAATGTCTGCTTCTCAGTTAGCTCGTGCTCCATTTAGTGAAGAGCAGTGCAGAAACATGTCAATTGGTGTGAAAGCTTCTTACACACCAGAGTTGCGTCAAAAACGCAGTGAACAGTTCAAGGGGCACGTTGTCACTGCTGAAACCCGCGCTAAGCAATCTGCCGCAAAGAAGGGCGTTAAGCGATCAGAAGAGTCTCGAAAGAAACAAAGTGAATCTACTCGCGGTGAGAAGCATCATGCAGCGAGGTGTTGGGTGCTTCTCACACCGGAGAATGAAATCTTGCGCGTTATGAACATGACCGAGTTCTGTGAACAGAACGGGCTGAACTACTTTTCGCTGCGGAACAGGGCGTACCACAAAGACCAACGGCCCGTCTCGCGAGGGCCGTCTAAGGGTTGGAGTGTGTTGGGTTACTGATCAGCTTCGCGAAGCTTAAGCCAGCTGCCGCCCCGCCCCCGCCATTACCGCTCTTTGAAGATCATGGATCTTTGCGCAAAATTCTTCCCGCTCCATGGGGTGCTCCTCTGGAAGGTCACAAAAAAGCGTTCCAAGCATCGCCAAGAAGCATGACCAGCTTGTATTCTTCTTCGGTCACAGCGGGTCCTTGTAAACCTTCACCATGTACCCGCGCTTCCGCGACAGCTCTTCGATGTCAAAGTAGAACCCAGTGTGCTTGCGCTTCTTGAACTCCTTCAAGATCTGGGCGACCTTGTCCCAGGCTTTGTCCATACTCCCATAGTGCCACGGCGTGGCGTGAAGTACGTACACCAGGTTCGTTCGGTCTTCATCGATCGCCCTAATAAGGTCAACCTCTGATTCACGAATCCAGAACTTACGATCTGTTTCGGGTGGTAGGGCCGCGCGGTGAACCTCGTAAATTTCGCCACGAAGGTGCCTGTACACCACCAGGTGCTCACCGGCGTTAGCGCAGAGCTCCACCCAATAGTCATTATCACTGACGATGTCGGTGTGAGCGGCGACGATATCGCCAACCTTAAGAGTCGAATCCATAACCAGGCCATTGGCCTCAGCGTGTTTTCCCTCCTTATCACTCATGGGCGTTTCCCGAATGCGGTTTCGCCGGCCGCCAAGAGCGCGGCAACGAACTCGTTGAGCTCGTCCCAGTTTTCAAATTGCTGGTTGTAGTGTTCGTCGTCATTGTTCGACAGGTACACAGACTTTTCGCACGGTGCCCAACAATTGTTCTTGTTGTCCCACTTTGAATCTAGTAC